CTAAGCAGAGTCCGGTGCTGAGGGCACTGAAGCCGGGAATGATGTTGCCGCCGGAACGTACCACATAAAATCCGCTGTGTTAAAAACAGCGTGGCGGGCTGATGGGATCGTAGCAATGGCTCCGAAGGTGCCAGATTTCACATATTGTGATTTGGCATAGTCGCTGTAAACAGTTCCTCCGAAACTGGTACCTATTAACTTATCACCTCCTGCGCTCGCCAGTTCGTCTCTCAGTGCTGAGCTTCCAACGCTAATCCATGCGCCTGAACCAACCCCACCAGCTGATGCTGGCGTTGAATTAGAAGCAACCTCTTTAGGCAGCCTGCCATCCCAGCGATATGACTCTTTACCTGCATTATCCAGCAGAATTTGATTAGGCAAAGAGATTGTTGCACCGTCCTGAAATGTTCCAATCGGAATCCATCCATATTGCGCAATTGCTTGCTGCGCCAGATCGCGTAATCCTTCTAAGGTGTAATGTTCGCCACCAAGACGGTCCTGATACCTAAAGGCAAGCGAAGTAACAAACTCGTCAATTTTCCCTGCGTTAAATTTCAGGTCGCGGGGTAATTCACTTGGTACTGGATTTTGCGTTGGCTGCGTAGTCATATTTTTTCCATTAAAAAGGCCAGCGCTTCGGCTGGCCTGTATGTCAGTAGTTGGATTCAGGAGTAGATAAGATCGCTGTACTCAGCCACCGTCAAAGAGACTGTGCTGTCAGCATTAGGTTTGATGCTATTGACCGTCCAGATATTTGCATCCATTTCAGCTACTGTGGCTATCAGGTATCGCGACGGTGACTGAACTGTATAGCCGTTCCAGATGTTGAGCTGAATGTCAGGAATTGCGGACACAAAGCCATAGCGGGTGTCGCTGCGAGGAGTGGCAGGATAACGCCTTGTCGGGTTACCCAGATTGTCCGTTACCAGCACAAACATATCCCCGGCAAAACTAACTGGCTCGCTGGTGTCGAACGCATTGCCGTTTCGCCCGGTGATATACCCCTGCTGCTCGTTGCTGTCGTAGATATCAGGCATCTGGATAACACTACCCACCTGAATAATACCGTCCTCAAATACTTTGGCGTTCATCCGGGCGCGGGAGTACATCAGGCGCTTTGTCTCACGCAGCGCCCGCTCTCTGGCCTGAAACTCGTTGCGGAACCCGACTATTTCCATCTTGTTCGGGTTCTCAGCCTCCTGCTCAGTGATAGCGCCGTTCAGTATGCGGTAGTTGATGTACGTCTTGTTGTTTGTGGTCGGATGTACGTAGGAGACCTGTACGCCGTCATAGCCGCCAGGAAGCGTGGCTTCATACGTGATTTTGTACTCATCCGTTTTCATGTTGGCACGGTTAAATACGGCGGCGGGATTAGCAACTTTCTGATCGCGCGTAAACGTCAGTACGTTGTCATCCATGAAAGCGATAACGCTTTTGCAACTGCTGGGGCTGCCCACATGGGTAGCTCTCAAACCGCCACACCCGTAACAAACCAGTTCGCATTCCGTTTATCAGGTGCAGATGTGCTGCACTGGCGCCCTAAAAGCCGCCTGCAGCAGCTGTGGGAGCGCCTGGTTGAAGTTGTATCGCAGGAGACGCGCCCATGAAAAACACTGCACCGGTGGATCAATACCGCAAACACCAGGATGACTTTGAGCGCCAGCGTGCGCAGCTGCTGGAAAAGTCGAACGGCTTCACCCTCATAAATCTGTTCCTGCAGCGTCTGGTTATGGGAGACCGCAAATGAAATTTCGTCTGCATGAGAAAGACGGCAAAGAGGTGCAGCAGATAGCTGACAGCCTGCCGAATGAGGAGCTGGAGATTATCGCAGCCCGCGTTGACGAAATCATGGCTCAGCGTCGTATCAGCCCGATTGTTGCATCAGCCTGCGCCTTTATGCTGCGCCACTTCGATCACGAAGCCATGGGTATGTTTGACATGGATGATGACCTCGAAATGGCTGCTGACGCATTCATGCGGGACATGATGATCACCGCAGCTAAGCGCGAACGGGCGATCGATATCTGGAAGCGCAAGCACAGCTATGACGAGGTGGCGTGATGGAGCCTGGCATCTACTACGACATCAGCAACGAGGCTTATCACACGGGCGCCGGCATCAGTAAATCACAGCTGGATGATATCGCCATCAACCCGGCCATCTTTCAGTGGCGTAAAAGCGCACCGGAGGATGAAGAGAAGAAGGCCGCGCTGGACATGGGAACAGCGCTGCACTGCCTGCTGCTGGAACCTGAAGAGTTTGATAACCGCTTTATTGTGGCGCCGGAGTTCAATCGCCGGACCACCGAAGGCAAGGCGAACGAGAAAGCCTTTTTAAAAGACTGTGAAGGCATGGGCATGACGGTCATGGATGCCGAACAGGGCCGCAAACTGAAGCTGATGCGCGCCAGCGCCCTCGCCCATCCCGCCGCCCGCTGGCTGCTTGAGGCAGAGGGCCATCAGAAGGCATCAATCTACTGGAATGACGACCAGACCGGCGAGCTGTGCCGCATCCGGCCAGACAAGTTTCTGTCTCAGCAGCCGGTAATTGTGGACGTCAAAAAGGTGGCCGATATGAGCCGCTTCGCCCGCCACGTTGAAGAATTTCGCTATCACGTCCAGGACGCCTATTACCGGGAGGGATTCAGCAAACAATTCGGTGAATACCCTCTTTTCGTTTTCATCGCCGTCAGCGAGTCGATCGACTGCGGCCGGTACCCGGTTCGGGTATTCCAGCTTGGTGAGGATGATGTGGCCGCGGGCTATGACCTGTTTCGCCGCGACCTTGCCGCCTATCACGAATGCATGCAGTCCGGCAGCTGGGGCGGCATTGAAGAAATCACGCGCCCGGACTGGGCAAAGAGAAAGGATAACGTATGAGCAACGAAATTATGCAGTCGCCGGTGAACGAGGCCGACACTAAAGCCGCCATCTTCAGCCCGACCGGTCTGCAGAAACTGCAGGCGTTTGCGGAGGTCATGGCGCAGGGCAAGGCCACCGTCCCGCAACACCTCGCAGGTAAGCCAGCTGACTGCCTGGCTATCGCTCTGCAGGCTGCTCAGTGGGGAATGAACCCGTACGCGGTGGCGCAGAAAACGCACCTGGTTAACGGCACGCTGGGTTATGAGGCGCAGCTGGTCAACGCGGTGATTACCAGCTCAACAGCCGTTCAGGGGCGTTTCAAATACGAATACGGCGGCGACTGGGAGAAGTTCAAACCAGGCGCTGCAAACGCGAATAATGAGCGCGGCCTGTCCGTGCGCGTCGGGGCGGTACTTCGCGGTGAAACAGAAATCACCTGGGGGGAGCCGCTCTATATGGAGTTTGTGACCACCCGCAACTCGCCGTTATGGAAGACAGCACCAAAGCAGCAGCTGGCCTATCTGGCGGTTAAGTACTGGGCGCGGTTGTACTGCCCTGATGTGATCCTCGGCGTCTATACGCCTGACGAGTTTGAACCGACTCAGCGCGCAGAACGCGACGTCACCCCGGCGCGCAGTCGCGCTGAGCTCAATAACCTGATCAACAGCAAGCCGGAAACTCAGCAGGAACTACGGCAGGAGCGAGAGGTCAACCCTGCACTCACCAGCGAGCAGATGCGTACTCCGGATCAGCTGCTTGCCGACTTTACCGAAGCAGCCAGCGGCGCTGAGTCGCTAACGAGTCTGGATAAGTTCTACAAATACGCCGCAAAAGTACTGGCCGGCACGCCTGCAGAACTGGATAAAGCAACTGACGTTTACCTGCTTCGCAAAGCGGAGCTCGAAGAAGCTGGAGCGTGATTATGCGTAAGCTACCCCACTTCAGACGCAACTCCGATCCAAACAGTGGCTTTACCGAGCGCGTAACCTGGCAGTTATCAAAACGGACACATAACGGGTGCAAGTTGAGCGCCCTTTTTGAAAGGTACCTCGTGGAGTTCAAAAGTAACATTCAAAACTTTCTCCGCCGACCTTGCGAAACAATGCAGGTTGAAGCCTCTACCCCTTTGAAGTTTTATCAGGCAATAGAGTTCACCTACACAAGGACAGATAGCCCGCACCGCGTTCTACCGATCATGCGCAAAGATAGCTGTGTTAGCCTTAAGCAAATAGTCAATCGTATTGAAGAAAAACGTCAAGGATAAAATGAGGTAGCATAGAACCGCGTCATTAATGAATACTGGTCAATACCTAGTTGGCGAATAAGGCTATTGAATGATTTTAAATAAAGATAATAGCTAGCAACCTTTAAACCGTTCAACTTATATTCATTTTACAATGAATTTTCTTTGAACCACATCACTAAATGAATTTACAAAAACATGATAAGATACGGATTGACATCAAAATCAAAATAAATGGAGTTGAACATGTCCAGAACTGTTTGGGCCGAGCCAAAATTAAAGGTGCTTGAAGAGCTTTATGAGGCTATTGAATGTCATAGCTGTAGACAAGAGACGAATCATAAAATATTGTCAAACGCGAAATTTTCTGTGATTTATTACAGCGATGATGCTTTTGACAATAGCATGGATGCAACAACCACTATTGAAGTGATTCAATGCCAAGGATGCATGTCTCCATCTATAAGGTATTCCTCATGGGATAGTGAAAATTTTGATTATCATTCAGATGGTCTAGAGCCTATAATTACATATGATTTCCATCCAAAGAGAAATCAGCTGATGGTTTTTGATAAAGCTTATGAACTCCCTCCCGCCCTTGAAGATCTATATATTGAAACTGTTAACGCCATCAACAATGGCAGCCCTACAATTGCCGGAATTGGAATAAGAGGACTTATTGAAACCATATGTAGAGAGGAAAAAATTGAAGGCGCAAATTTAGAAAAAAAAATTGATAACTTATTCACCTCAGGGAAAATCAGCAAAGATAGCAGGGATATACTACACTCATTAAGGCTTGTTTATAATAAATCCGCTCATGAATCACTTAAACCGAGCAAAGAGCAACTTTATATTTCCCTTGAGGTTATCGAATTACTCCTTAAACAACTCTACATTCACTCTCCTTTAGCTAAAAAACATTTTACATGAAAAATTATTGACTAATATTTTCAAGATGTTTACAACACTTCTCAAGCGATTCATCCGGAAGATAACGTAATATGAAAATTACTGTGGTTTTTGAAGATACCGGCGTTCAAGAGGTACATGATTTCGATACTAAACCTTGTGCCGGCGATTTGGTGACACTGACACGCGATGGTAAAGGCAAAGACTATATAGTCATCATTGAGCCTAACCCTGACCATACTCATGATGATGGCCCTGATGGGCATCCAACAAAGGCTACTGTAAGGCCTGCTTAGCATCTAACTAGGTCTACCGAGCCGGTTTATCAGAAGGAGGAAAGCCAATGACTATAAAAGTTATCGTCGCAATTGCAGAAACCGATTTTCATTGCACAATCGGCCTCGAAAAAGAACCTAAGCCTAGCGACATAATTCCTTTAAGTGTTGAAGGAAAATACGGCGATTATGTCATATCAGAAGTGCAACCAGTAGGGTTCGATATTAGAAACCCCACCTTCATGACGGCATATGTTATCCCTAAAAATTGACGACAAGAGTATTTATGAAACCTCGCCCCGGCGGGGTTTTTTATTGCCTAAATCTGGAGAATCACTATGTGCGACATAGCCGATGATGCGTCAGACGTTGAGATACTCAATATAGAAATCGCCCAGGCTAACCGGCCTCGCCCGGAGCCGCGTTCACCCATTTGCCGCAACGGCGACTGCGGTGAACCTTCCCGCGATGGATGCAGTTACTGCAGTTGTGAGTGCAGAGAGGACCATGAAAAGGTTATCTGGGCAGAGAAGAACCGGAGGGCGGCATAAACGGCCAGCAGATAGCGCATGATCACCCCACTCCACCTCATCATCACCATCGTAGCAATCATCGTAATCAAAACCATCTTCAGTTACCTGTGACTGCTCAAGGAGTACATATGAGCCTCGATGTTATGCCCATTTCAGCCTACTGCCACACTACCGGCGAATCGGAGGAAGCCATTAACAAACGGATACAAAGGAAGATCTGGAGGATGGGTGTTCACGTATTAAAAGTGGACGGCGTCCGTGAGCGCTGGATAGATACCGAGGAAGTCAACCGATGGGCAAGAAGCAGCAAGGACCCGCTTTACCGCGGGGAATAACGATACGCCAACATAAAACCGGCGAAACGCTACAGCTCACATTCACCTTTAATGGCGTCCTCTGCAGAGAGCCATTATCGGGTATGGAAGTGAAAACACGAAACATTAAGTATGCAGAGCGGTATCTGGGAGAGATTCAGAACCGCATCTCTACGGGGGATTTTAACTACCTGCAGTACTTCCCCCGCTCAAAAAAAGCCGCGTTATTTGGTCATCAGAAGAAGAAAAAGACGGTAAAGGATTACCTTGAGGAGTATCTGATTATCAGCGAGAACCGAAACCTCTCGCCCTCTACTTTGGACGGTTACCGAAAGTGTCTCAAATCGCTGAGAGTGCTTCACAATATCTATGTCACCGAACTGACGCCTGGCGCCCTCAAAAACTGGGTGTCCAGCCAGAAAACGAAGCTGAAAACCATCCGGAACCGGCTGTCATTTTTACGCAGCGCTATTGATGAAGCTGTAACGGATGGGCTCATCAGTGATAACCCGGTCGCACACATCAGTGCTTCACGCTACTTCTCAATTGAGTACGGCAACACGGAAGAGTACGAGGTGGATCCGTTCACGCCTGCAGAAATCAGCATCATCTATATGCATTGCCTCTTTCCACAATGGAAAGCGACATTCCAGTTTGCGCTGAATACCGGCATGCGCCCTTCTGAGCTCTGTGCTTTGCGGTGGCGGGACATAGACTTTGAAAGAAAGACGGCTTTTGTGCAGAACGCCGTTGTTGAGGGGGTGGAGAAATCGACAAAGACGCGCGCCGGCACAAGGAAGATAGATTTAAACGAGGAGGCAATAGAGGCGCTCAGCACCATGAAGCAGTTTACGCAACTGAAGAGTGAGTTTGTGTTTGAGGATCCACGTACTGGCGAACCATGGGCAGGCTCTAACGCTATCCGACAGAAAGCGTGGCGTATCATAATGCGCGACTCAAAGCTCAGGTATCGGAACCCGTATCAGACGCGTCACACCTTTGCCACGATGCATATCAGCTCAGGCGCCAATCTGTTCTGGCTGTGTAAGCAAATGGGACATAAGGGTCCGGATATGCTGTTCAGGAATTACGGCTCATATTTGGTTGATTACGATGGGCACTTATCGAGGCCGGGGATCAAAACGGGAAGTGAATAA